CCCATAACCATAAGAAGCATCAAGTGTTGAGTGAGATATTGTTATTGAGCCAGTTTTATTTATTACTGTAAAATAAGTACTAGTTGCAGAATCATAAGAATAAACAGCACAAACTTGAGTTGATGATTGAGAGTTTATTTCAACAGCGCAAAATCCAGGAATTGTAGGACCTATTGCATTTGTCCACTGTAAAGACATTGAACTATTAAATTTAGCGACAGTAATCTGCCCTGAAACACTATGATAAGCTAAATAAACATCAGTTGAGTCAGCTTGAGCTGAAAACTCATCAGGAAAAACACTAAAATTATTATCACTTACTAAAGTTCCTGGCGTTCCCAATGTTTTATAAGCAGGACCTTGAATTTCAACGTACTTAATATTTTGGTTGCTCTCAGGGTATAAAACATAAACCTTTGATCCAACCTTAATCAAATCAAAATCAACAAGCGCATTAGATACAACCTGATCTTGAGTGATTATGGTATTTGTTTGCTTATCAATTGTAGAAAAATAAAGGGTGCTTACAAAGTCTTTACTTTTAACATAAAGGTAAATTTGATAATTACCAACCTCAACCATGCGAACTTGTGAATTGACTTCATTTGCATTTAAAATTGGTGTGTTTGTTGAGATAGCTTGAGGCGCATTACCTTTAAGAACCCAAAGGTCTTGGCTTGGAGAGTAAGCGTAAAGTTTATTGTCCGATATGCAGACTAACTCATCTTTTAAAGTGTCTAATAAAACAGGTTTAGATAAAACCCCACCGCCTTGAATAGCATTAGTGATATTATCTAAGCCCGTCCGTTTCTTTAAACCACCGAGTTTGTTAAATTCCCAATTTTCAATAGTTTCAAACGTATCGTTTTGAGCGAGCTTATTATCTTCTTGGGTTTGCATACCCTTAACGATAGGTAGTGAAAAAGTGTCACGTTGTAGCATTTAAAATACCCAAAGGCTTATCTTGCAAGTGCCCGTTGAAGTTAAAGTCAAAAATTCTCCGTCAATAACATCATTATCAAAAACATTTTGGTTAGCATTTTTCTTCACGATAAAGTAACCAGTATAGTTCTTGCCTAGTTTATGAGGAATTTTCTTAGTCTCAGCACCATTAAAAGAAATATCTGTTATTAGATTACCTCTAATCAATGGAATATCAAGCTCATTTGATTGTTTTATAATTTGATCTTGTAGTCTGTTAAGTGGCTCTATGTCTGAGTAGATTTTTTGAATCTTAAACATATTACCACCCGTAAGGATAGTATCGGTCCAACATTCCCTGAGTGACATCTGAAATCCTGTTAGGTCTTCCAATATCACGAGCAGGAGCCATTGCCTCAATTCTTTGCTTTAGATCAGCTTTAGCAAGAAGAAGTTCCTGCACGTCTGACTCTTCTTTTCTTAAGCATTTAATCGCAGCGTCCACGATAACATATTGCTGAAATCCTTGAACCCCGTTCATGGTATCAGTATCTAGCGTTAGCTTAGTTCTTACTGGGATATACCAAAGACGATAAACCCCTGGCGCTTTGTCTTCTGGAAAGAAGTAAAGACTATCACCAATGATTCTATAATTGATGTCATTAACAGAGTTCAGTGATCTTTGAACAATGGAGTTTTTTCTGTTTCTTTCATTGAATTGAAAAGGGTGCACAGTAATCCAATCCTCAGGATTAGAACCACCGCCTAAAGAAAGATCAAGCCCTCTGAGCTTATAAAAGTCAGAAGGCAAAGCATAAGTTTTCGACCCGTCTGGAATAGTGAAATTAATCGGAGGGAGCGTATAATAGTCTTCACAAGTAGCCGTTAGAATGTCATAAAGTTCTGCATAAGATAAATCAATAAACTGATTTAACTCTGAATCGCTAACAAAGGTTGAGTCAACCATGTCGGCAGTCTGTCGAACCTGAGTTCTTAAACTAGCTAGTGTGATGCTTTCCATTATTCAGCCTCTTCTTCGCTTTCCTCGCAAAGATACATGAAGTTTTTAAGTGCCAACATTAGCTTTTGAGAATCTTTTGATTCAACAGCAGAAATGATTGCACTAGAAGCAGCCTCTAAACCAATAGAGTTATCCTCTTCAACTTCTGGACTCATAGAAACTTTAGTTTCGCCAATCGAATCAACATAATCGGGCTTTTTAGACCCGATTATGAGATTGGCAACTTTTTTAGGTTGCATTAAAATCATACAAATTCCTTAAACTGTAGAACCTTTTAAAACGATTTCAAGTTCAAGTTCACACCCGTTAGCTGGGTCAGTTGCAGCAAAAGAAGCATTGAGAAATTCAACAATGATTGTCTTTGCGCCAACAACATCTTGTGAGCGGATAACGTGACCAATTACAAGTGGAGAACCAGAAGATTTAAGGATAACGCATTTAGCATTAAACAAATCCACATACTGGTCTTGTAATGTAATTGTGTAGTTCCCTGTAGAGTTTTTAGCGATTGATGCAATACCCTTTGAAGCTGCTACGTTTAAAGTAGGAGCGCCAGAAGCACCGATTGCAACTTTGCCGAAAAGAACGATCTTCTTTTTTTCAAGAGAGAAGAAAAACTGATTAAACCAACGATTCATATAAACCTCATGGGCGGTTTTACTCTATTCTATGCCCCCAGGAATAGAGGAGGGAGCCGAAGCCCCCTCGTATTAAATTAGAAAGAAATTTTTCCGTTGAAGCCAGGACGCTTACACATCAAGTTTCCATACATTCCGTAACGAACTTCAACACCATCGCTTGAAGATTGACGTAACATTTGTAGACCATCTGTGTCGATAACGCGGCAAGCTTTACCGATTGATCCAAGCATCCAGCTATCCCACTGAAGCATATAAGCCTTATCAGAAGGGCAGTTTTGATCTGGAATGACTTTGATTGGACCTTTAACGCCATTCACTAAGATACCTTTGAAGCTGATTTCAGCGTTAGCTTTAAGATCAATATATTGAACTTTTGAGCCAAGTGCTTTTTCAAGCTGTGCGTACTTGCTGAAAGATACGAAACATACGTCTGGAATACCACCTTCACGAGCGATAAGTGCAGACATTTCAATTAATGCTTCTTCGATTGGGTATCCAGAAGCAGAAAGTTTTTGACCAGCAAGACGTGTAGCATCAACAGTTCTATCAACACCAAAGAATGGAGAAGAAGTAACTGAATCAGGCAACCAAGCGTCGAAACCAGAAAGTTTTTGATTTCTATCACCACGAACGAAGATAAAGTCGCCAGCAGCGATTGTTGGAATCCCGTTAGCAGCGTCATCAATTGCAAAACCGAAAGAAACTGACTCAGAACCATAAGCTCTGTTAACGCCAGTAACAATTAGACCATTACCGCTTGAACCAACAGCTTTTTCAGAACCAGTTGTTTCAGCAACAGCTACCATAAGTTCCATCCCAACTTCAAAGTTAACAACGTCTTCTGGGTTGTTTAATTGGATAGAAGTAGCAGCAGCAACAGTTGAACCAACTTTAATTTTCCCAATTGAACCTGACCCGCTTCTAAAAAGAGAAGTAGCGATTGAACGAGTTAAAGAGTTGATTGCTCCGTCGATTTCTAAAGTAGCAGCTTCCATGAAAGCGCCAAGGTTAGAACGAGAAGCTAGAATTGTTTCGTTGTCGATTGTAGCAACAGAGTAGTCTTTAACTCTTGTTACTAAGAAATCGTCAAGTTTAGAGTTTGTTACGTTACCGCGAGTTTGCGCTCTGCTGAAAGAAGCTGAACGACCTTGTGGGTTAGCGTAAAGAGTTGGTAGAGGGTATCTTCTACCTTCAAAGTTTTCAAATTTTTTGATCATAGCTAGAGCAGGGTTGTTTTTATAAACCATGTTCTCTACAACTTGATCGCCGTAATAATCTTTTAGTGCTGCGTCGTATGACGTTAAATCCAATGACATATAAACCTTCCTTTGGTTTTGTTAAAATGTTTTTGTCCTACTTCTTTGAATACTTAGCCACGATAGCTTTCATTCGGTCATCGGGGCTTAATCTCGACAAGTCTTCATGAGGCGTAGAAATTACTGTACTGTTTGTAAGTGTTGGTGCGAGTGACTTCGCTTGTGGGCTAACTTGAGCGTCTTTCGACGTATTGAATCCGAGCTTTTTCGCTTTGGCAATTTTCTCGGCTTCCTTAGTTAAATAATTTTCGACGTATTCCAGACTTTTGTCAAGCGGCAACATTTCTTGGTTCTCTCGGTAGTATTCTTCCATGACCTCGTAAGCTGTCTCGATAGCTTGGTCGCCATGAATAAGAATCATCTCATACTTATCAGGGTCAGCCTCAGCAGTGCGCTTTAAATCGCCTTTGAACTGAATCACAACTTGTTCTTGTTCCTTCTTCTTATTCTCAAGCTCTTTTTCTTGGTTGAGTTTTTCCATTTGCTCAATTTTCTGCTTAAGGGTAATTACCTCTGGGTCCATTGGTGGCAATGGGTCTTGAGCCATTAATTCGACGGCTTTTTCCCAAGGCACTCCAAGTTGCTCAAGAAGTTTTGCAAGGCTACCAGAATTTGACGCAGCTTCTTCTTTAAGTTGCTTCATTGATTTGTATTCATTTAGTTCTTTTTCAAAAGGCTCATATTGAGCTTTAAAAGCCTTTTCTTTTTCCATTAACATCTTTTCTTTGCGAGTTAATGCAGCGAATTTACTAGATAAATCAATATCTTGTGGCTTTTGTTCAACTGGCTCAGGTATTGCTTGCGGCTTATTAGCTTCTAAAATTGCTTGTGCGTCCATATTACATTACTCCCGGGATTGGTGGTTGTGGTTGAGATGGGTTCGGAACCGCTGACGTTCCTTGGCTCATTGGAATAGTTGGCATTGTTGCTGCTTTTAATTCTTGAACGTCTGCAATAAATAGACGGATTAGCTCAAGTTTATCGTCATCAACATTGTTTAATTTACCTTTTAGATAGGCTTCTTGTGCCAATTTCTGAGCAACAGTCAAATCAAAGAAAGGCTCTGGCGTTTCATATTGTCCTTTGTCGATGATGTTCTCAATGATTTTAAGGATTATGTTACGGCTTGCATTTTCCAGTGATTCAACAGCTTCAAGATCAGGGAAATCAAGTAATGACCTAGCGTGTTCCTGACCAATCATTCCAGCATTAATTAATTCTTGGATAGTCTCAAGTTTACCTTCTGGTGTTTGAGGTAAGAATGAAGTAGGGAACTTTCTTAAGATGTAAGATTCCTTATCTAGTTTAACATCTTTCCATTTGATGCCAGACATTGCTTTGGATTGTGGCGCTTTTACTGAGAATTTGCCGTCTATGTTACTTAATTCGTCACATAAATCGATTAGAATCTCAGCCGCTTCCATAAACATGTCTTCATAGCGCATTGCAACGGCTTTAAATCTTTCTGTTTCTACGTTCTGATAAGTTCTTAATGCAACAGCAGAATTAAGACCGCTAGGTTTTTCATTTGCTGCTGACAATTGAGAAATCCCAGTTACGTTATAAGCTCGTTGAATTTGAGTTTCTACGTGAGAATAAAGCTCAGGTGAAACGGCTTGCGGAGTAGCAAAAATAGGCGGGATTCCTGTGTATCGTCCAATTGCTGCAATTTCATTTACTAAATGGTCAGTGTTTACCTTAGATGAGTTTTCAACCCATACTCGAGGAACTCCAACTAAATGTTGAGCAATCTGAATAGTTCTTAAAGTCTTATTAATGTCGATTTGAATACCAACCAAATCTTCTGCTAAACCCACGCCATAGTATCCATAAGGACGCTTACCCCATGAAAACTTAGTAAATG